CCTGTAAGCGTGACAGGAGCGCCGGTAACGCCTGATAACCATCCGCCGGTATAGGTCTGATATGTAGCAGCTTTCCAGGCTCGTGTAAGGACGTCCGTATCCGCTGCGGCGGTCTGTTCTCCAGATCCCCACTTCTCAGCCAGATACACTCTATGGAGCGCGTATGTCTGAAGACGCGACTGATCGACAACGTCTCCTGGGAGCTGGTCGCGGTCGAGCGTTGTTATGGAGGACTGAGACGACCGAAGTTCGTCGTTAACAGCCGCCGGAGAGGCGGTCGTCCGTTCGGTTGCATCTCGTTTTGTCCATTTCTTCATGATCGCGGTCCCTGGACGATTAGTGTTCCCTTCGTCGTATAGGTGTACTCATATCCGACCAGGACAATATCCTCGGTTGTCTCCAGCTCGAAGCAGAACCACGCCGCGGACATGTGAGCGACGGAGAAGCGGAGCGGAACCAGGCGCTCCGTTCGATAGTTCGAGGCTCCCAGTACAGCGGAGTCAAGTTCCGGAAGCGCGGTCGCGTCCGGAGGTTGGGCTGTATAGGTCCGCTCAGAAACGGGAGTAAGAGAGAAGTCCTTATAATGCCGCATAGTTACTAGCGGACCGCCTGTCGTCAGTATCCAGACCGTTACATAAGACACTTGTTTCTGAACCTGCGGATCGCCAGCGGACCACCATGCGGACCGATATATCGACGTCGGAGGAGGTCCGTCTGTCATTGTGTCGGCGACAATGGACGAACCGAGCGCGCGCTTCGAGCTGATGACAAACAGCCCCCGCTGTGAGTCCGTTCCGCCGGCTTCGCTTCCGACGTTGTGTCCGAAGATCACGGTTCCATCGTATAGAGTGGTGATAGCACCAACCGGAAAGCCGGTCCGCGTCGACCATGGCGAGAGCTGGTCCGCTTGACCTAATCGGTCAACATGAAAGACCAGTCCT